GCCCCTCCCCCCGCCCCGGCCGATGACCGCCTCGACCGCCTCGCAGCGCGCCTCACTTCCCTCATGGGGACCCCGGCCGCCCTCGAGGCCCCCATCGACGTTGAATCCCGGCCCGTGGCGTGACCGTCGCCCTTAACGCCCAGCTCATTGAATCCTTCGCGGGAGTCTTCCTCTCGCCCATGTACGACACCCCGGCACCGACGCCGGAGTTCCATCGCGAGGGCTGGCAACTCTATTGCTCGCCGCAAGAACTTGCCGGCGTTGTCGCCCCCCGGGGCCACGCCAAGTCCACGGCCTTCACCCACGACTACGTCCTGGCTAACGTCCTTTTCCAGGTCGAGCCTTACGTCATCATCGTGAGCGCGACCGAGGACCTTGCCAAGGACCACCTCGGCGACATCGCCAAGGTCCTGCGAGAGGACGAGGACGTTATTAAAGAGTTTGGCATCCTCCAGCTTACCGTCGATGCCAAGACCGAGATCGTGGTCAAGTTCCAAAACGGTTTCGAAGCTCGCATCTTGGCCAAGGGCGCCGGCCAAAAAATGCGCGGCTTGAAGTGGAAGGGCCGTCGCCCCGGGCTCATTGTTTGCGATGACCTTGAGGAGGACGAACAGGTCGAGTCCGTCGATCGCCGCGCCAAGTTCCGCAAGTGGTTCTTCCGTGCCCTGCTTCCCTGCCGCCGCCGCGGTGGCAAGGTTCGCTACCACGGCACGCTCCTCCACGAGGATGCGCTTCTCGCGCGCCTGATGAAGAGCAGCGTTTGGAAGTTCCTGTTCAAGCGCGCCCACAAGGCCTTTGACGACTTCTCCGAAATCCTCTGGCCCGAGGCGTTCGACGAAACCCGGCTTCGCGCCATTCGCCAGGGCTATCTCGACATCGGCGACGGTGCGGGCTACGCCCAGGAATACCTCAACGACCCCCGCGACACCGGGGACCCCTACATCCACACGGAGTGGTTTCTCCCTTTCGCCGACAGCGACTACGACTCGCCCAAGATTATTTGCGCCGCAGCCGACTTTGCCATCACGAAGAAAGACCACTCTAATCGAACATCCCTCACCGTTGGCGGCAAGTGCGCACAGAACCGCATCACCATGATCGACCAGCGGCTCGGCAAGATGGACTCCCTGGAGATTGTCGAGGAGATGTTTGACATCCAACGGCAATGGAGCCCCGCCGTCTTCTGGGTCGAGAAGGGCCAAATCTGGGCCGCCCTCGCGCCGATGGTTCGCAAAGAAATGCTCATCCGCGATGCCTTCATCAACATCGTGGAGGTTGCGCCCATCGGCGACAAGGCCGCGCGGGGTCGTTCCTTCCAGCGCCGCATGAGGGGCGGTGGCGTGTTCTGGCCCTTTGAGGCCCACTGGTTTCCCGGGATGAAGGAAGAAATCCTGAAGTTCACTGGCACCTCCGACGCGCTGCAAGACGACCAATTCGACTCGGCCGCCCTGCTGGTCAAGGGCTTCGAAACCCTTGCCGAGGTCGAAACCGCCGACTTCACCCCGGATGAAGAGCGCGAAATGCAAGCGCATGACCCCCGGCTCTACCAGGGCCGGAATCCCGTAACCGGCTATTGAAAGGCCCGCTATGTCCCTGTTCTCCCACATCATGAGCTTCGCCCACTCGCTCCTGAACCGCAACTCCCTCGACGAGGTCGAGGCCGCCATCGGCAACCTGCATGACGCGGTCAAGGGCGAAATCGAGATCGCCGTCGCCGATGTGCGTGCCGAAGTCACGGCGCTGCGCAATGCCCTCGCGGCGCAAGTCGCCGCCCCCGCGCCCGCCCCCGCGCCGACGCCGGACCCCGTTCCCTCGAACGAGGCCCCCGTCATCAACCTCCTCAATCCCACCAACTGAGCCATGAGCAAGACCTCCACCCCCAAGCCCTGCGTGCCGAAGGCCCCGCCGTCGCACCAGATGCCCCCCACCACCGCCAAGCCCATCCCCCAGCGCAAGCAGATGGCTGGCGCCTGCTGAAAGGATCCTGACCATGAAGCCGATCAAGAAATCCGAAAAGACCGTGCCGCACGCTGCGCACCACGCCGTCAACACCGTCACCAACCACCGCCTGGCCGAAGGGGCGCACTCCAACGTGTTCCCCAACCACATCGGCCAGAGCCACTGGCACCCGGGCAGCCGCAACGGCCACCCCGGTAGCCACACCGTGAAGTCGCGGGGTCGCTGATGCTGCGCGCACAAGTCGCCCCCAAGCTCGTTGGCGAGACCCGAATCGAGCAAATCGACCTGAGCGCCCTTGTGGGCTTCGGGGGTCAAGTCACGGGCGTAGTGGCGACTTGTGCCGTTTACAGCGGGGTGGACCTCAACCCCTCCGCCATCCTCGGCAACGTCTATTATGACGGCACCTACAACCGAGCACTCGTCACCCTCACCGGAGGCGTGCTGGGTTGTGTGTACCAAGTCACCTTGACTGTGAGTGTGTCGCTCCCGGCCCCCGCCAGCTACACAGGCGGCGTCACCCTCCCCACCACAGCCACCGTGGGGTTCTTCCTCGCAATCACGCCGGACTTCATCTGATGAAACTCGAATCCCCCATCAAGCTCAGTGAGCGTGTTTGCCAAAGCCACAACCTGGTTGGCGAGTTCCTCGAAAAGGATCTCGAGGCCATCGGCCGCGCCGTTGTCGAAGGGTACAAGCTCGACCTCGAATCTCGTGCGGATTGGGAGAAGCGCTACGAGGCCGCGATGAACCTTGCGCTGCAACTCGCCGAGGCCAAAACATTCCCGTGGCCCGGGGCTTCCAACATCAAGTTCCCGCTCGTCACCATTGCGGCCCTTCAGTGGCACTCGCGCGCCTATCCCGTGCTGGTCAATGGCCCCGACATTGTGAAGTGTCGCGTTCGCGGCGCCGACCCTGGCGGCGAGCGCACCGCCCGCGCCCGTCGCATTGGCGCTTACATGTCGTGGCAACTTCTTGAAGAGGACGAGGCCTGGGAGGAAGAAACCGACCGCTCACTCATCCAACTCCCGATCATCGGCTGCACTTTCAAAAAGTCCCGCCGCGATTCCGTCCGGGATTGCAACGTCTCGGAGCACGTCAGCGCCAAGGATTTTGTCCTCAACTACTACTCGCGTAGTGTGGAAAGCGCCCCGCGCAAGACGCACGTGCTTTACCTGCACCGCAACGAACTCATCGAGAAGATGCGGCTCGGCTCTTTTACTGACTACGTTGGTGAAGAGTGGTTGCAACTCCCTCCCGCCGAAGACACCACCGCCACGCCCAACCAGGCCCACAAGCGCACGGGCGTCAAAGCCCCTTCGCGCCCCGACGACCACACGCCCTTCAAGTGCCTCGAGCAACACGTCCTTATGGACCTGGATGGCGACCACTACGCCGAGCCCTACATCATCACGGTCGAGGCCGCCAGTGGCCGCGTCCTGCGAATTGTCACGGGCTTTGAGTGGAAGGACGTCCAGCTCGTCAACGGCAAGGTTGCGCTCATCCGGGCGCAGCAGTACTTCACCAAGTACTCCTTTATTCCCTCCCCCGACGGTGGCATCTACGACATGGGCTTTGGCCTGCTCCTCGGCCATCTTAACAGCGCCGTGGATTCCATCATCAACATGCTGGTAGATGCGGGGACGCTCTCCACCACCGCCGGGGGTTTCCTCGGCAAGGGTGTCAAGATCCGTGGCGGCGAGATGTCGTTCCGCCCCTTTGGCTGGAATCGCGTTGACTCCACGGGCGAGGACCTGGCCAAGGGCATCTACGCGCTCCCCGTGCGCGAGCCCTCCAATGTCTTGTTCCAACTCCTCGGCCTGCTGATCGACTACACCAATCGCATCTCCGGTTCCACGGACATCATGGTGGGCGAGAACCCCGGGCAGAACACGCCGGCGCAAACCTCCCAGCTCATGGCGGAGCAGGGTGCCAAAATCAATTCCGCGATTTTCAAGCGCGTGTGGCGCTGCATGAAGCAGGAATACGTGAAGCTCTACGAGCTCAACGCCTACTACCTGCAGGGCTCCAAAACCTTTGGCGACCACGAGGAGAAGATCAATTCGGACGATTTCACCCTCGACGCCAAGGACATCCGCCCGGCGGCCGACCCCAACCTCACCAGCGACGTGCTGCGGATGCAACAAGCCAGCGCCGTTGCCGAACGCGCCATGGCCGTTCCCGGCTATGATCGCACGGCCGTGGAGAAGCGTTACCTTGCGGCCCTCAAGGTCGAAGACATCGACGTCATCTTCCCTGGCCCCGAGAAAATGCCCGCGCCGCCGCCGCTCAAGATTGTCCTCGAGCAAATGAAGGACGCGCGCGAGATGGGCAAGGTCAAGACTCGCATCCAGGAAAAGCTGATGGAACTTGCCGCCTCCCGCGCCGAGAACGCGGCTACGGTCGAATACATCAAGGCGCAAACAATCGACATCCTCACCACTGTGGGGGCAAAAGAGGGAGCCGCAAAGCTCACTCAATTCGAGGCGGCCCTCAAGGCTGCAAAGCAGTACGACGACTCCATGGTCGCGTACATGAAATTGTTCCAAGACATGAGCCAGCAAAATGAACAGTCACAACAACCCGGCGCTGCCGGAAAACCCAACGGACCTGGCGCTGCAGGAGGCGGAGTTCAACCAATGGCTTCACCATCCGGTGACGCAGGCGGTATGGGCGGGTCTCCGGCTGCAGGTTCGCCAGGCATCTGAAAATTGGGCGGCGGGGCACTACCTGTCGTCTGACCCTCTCGCTACACAGCGAGTCAACATGGAGGTCCTGACGCGCGTCAACGTGCTGAATGGTCTTCTCTCCTTCACTTTCCAAGACTTCCAGGAATTGTTCCATGAGTGAAATCTCCAACACCTCCGGCCTCAAGCCCCTGGGCCGCGCCGTCCTCGTCAAGCCCTACACGACCGAGGCCACCACACCCACCGGCATCATCCTGCCCGACTCGGTCCGCCAGAAGGATCAGCTCGCCGAGCAGCGTGCCATCGTCGTCGAGATCGGCCCCACGGCCTGGGCGGGCGAACCCGTCCCCCGCGCCAAGGTCGGTGACAAGATCCTTTTCTCGAAGTGGTCCGGCTACCAGGCCGTTGGCCCCGGCGATCAGGGCGTTTACCGAGTCGTCAACGACTCCGACATCTTCATGCAGATCACTGCAGAAGAAGTCATCGCCCCCACCAGCAAGGAGTAACACCTCATGGACATCGAACAAGAAGCCCGGACCCTCGGCTGGGTCCCTCAGGAAGAGTTTCGCGGGGACACCGCCAAGTGGGTGGACGCCGAAACCTTTGTCCAGCGCGGCCAGGAGATCATGCCGCTGCTGAAGAAGAACAACGAGCGCCTCAAGGGCGAGTTGGACGCCACGCGCCAGGAACTCAACGCCATCAAGACCGCCCTTGACGAGGGGCGTGAGGCCCTGGTCGCCCTGCGCGAATTCGCGGACGAGTCCCAGAAGCGCGCTTACGAGCAGGCCATCAAGGACCTGAAGGCTCAGGAGCGCCAGGCCCGGCGCGAGGGCGACACCGAGGCCGAGGACCGTGCCGCCGAGGCCCTGGAGGAACTCCAGTCCAAGCCGCCCAAGCCCCTGCCCGAGGTCAAGCCCGCCAACGCGCCGGCCCCCGCGCCCTCTCCGGACAACACGGTCAATCCCGATTTCGTTTCCTGGAAGCAGGCGAATCCGTGGGTTGATACCGACGCCGAGCGGACCGAGTACGCCCGCAGTATTGCGGGTTACATCCGGGCCACCACTTCCTTGACCGGCCGGGCGTTCCTGGACAAAATCACGGAAGAGGTCAACCAGCGGTTCCCTTCCGCCGGCAGCCCCGCCCCGGTCAATCGCACCGAAGGCGGTTCCCGGCCCGCGCCGCGCGGAAGTCGCACCTACGACAACCTGCCGGCGGAAGCCAAGGATGCCTGCGATCGCCTGGCCTCGCGCCTCGTCGGCCCCAACAAGGCCTACAAGGACGTCAAGGCCTGGCGCGAGAACTACGTGAAAACCTATTCCTGGGACTGAGACATCATGACCGACTTCACCCCCTCCTTCGGCGCCCGGGCCACGGCTCTGGTCAACGCCCCGCACGTCGAAGAACAAGCCAACAACCCCTCGGCCTCCCAGTCGGAACGCATCGCGGCCCAAGCCAGCCGCCGCATCCCGATGAGCGCCCCTCAAGCCAAGCTCGCGTGCCCTGCCCTCCCCGGCTGGCACGTCCACTGGATCAACGACACCCCCGGCCGGATCCTCCAGGCACAAACCGCCGGCTACGTGTTTGTCGATCCTCAAGAAACCCACGTGATCCCGCGCGACCTGGCCGGTGAGTCCTCCATCTCGGGCTCGACCGACCTCGGCTCGTCGCGCGTTTCCGTGGTGGTCGGCAGCGACGACAAGGGCCAGCCCATCCGGGCCTACCTGATGAAGCTGCCCGAGGAACTCTATCGCCAGGACCAGGAAGCCCTCCAACAGCGCAACGACGGCATCAGCGCCGCCCTCCGCCAAGGCCGGCTCAACCAGGCCCAGTCCCGTCAAGACGCGGCCAACACCTACGTCAAGACCGTGGACCTCCGCAACACTTTTCAACGGAGCATCTAAATGCCCAACATCAACGCACCCGCCGGGCTGGCGCCGGTGATGTACCGCAACGGGAACTTCTGGAACGGCCAGACCCGCCTGTACGCCATCGCCGCCAGCGACACCAATGCCATCTATCCGGGCGA